CGCATGGGGAGGCACTTCTGGAGTTAATTGGGCGATCAATAAAATGAAAACCAAAGACAAATATAAAACAGCTTTTAAAATTCAAGACGAAGAAAAAAGAATTGTTAGCGGTTATTTCATGAAAGCAGATTTACCTATAATTAGACTAAATGACGAAAACGAAAAATATTATGTAGTATTTAGAAAACCTACTATAGAGAAAATAGTAAATAAATTCTTTAAGAATAATTATAATTCTAATATTAATTTAATGCACGATATTGACTATAAGGACAATGGGGTCTATGTTATAGAGTCGTTAATCATTGATAGCAAAAGGGGAATAAAAGCTCCAGACGGATTTGAGAATGCGCCTGATGGTAGTTGGTGGGGATCAATGAGAGTAGAGAATGACGAAGTTTGGCAAATGGTTAAAGACGGAACTTTTAAAGGTTTTTCAGTAGAGGGAATATTTGGCGAGGCTAAGTCTACTAAATACCCTACTAATTTAATTAGCAAAATTATTTCTGTAGTTAGAAAATACAAAGAAAAACATTTGTAATTGTTAAACTATAAATATTTTGTTATATATATAAAAGTATAAATAATATATGTTATGAGTGAATTAAAAGAGTTATTCAATGAAATTAAAAGCATTTTTAAAACAGAGGGTGTTGACATTGAAAACGATTCTAAAGAATTTGCTGAAACTCCTGAAAACAACGTGGAAGAAACTAACGAACCTGTAAAGGAAAAATTTGAGGATGTAGTACTGGCTGACGGTACTGTTGCTCAAGTTGAGCCTGAGGTGGTTGTAGGTGCTGCTGTAGTTGTTGAGGTTGATGGTGAACTTTTACCAGCTCCAGACGGAAAGCATGAATTATCTGACGGTAGAGTTATTTCTACTGAGGGTGGTGTCATTGTTGAAGTTGAAGAAGCTGAGGAAGAGGAAGCAGAGCCTGAAGTTGAAGCAGAAACTGTAGAAGAGGAAGAAATGTCTAGTCCTTTAAGTGAAGCTCAAGAAAGAGAAGCTAAAAAGATTATAGAGTCGATTGTGACTGAAAGAGTTTTCGGAATGGAAGCTACTTTGTCAGAAGAAAACAACGAACTAAAAACAGAAATAAATAATCTTAAAGAGTCTTTTTCTATGTTGTTAAACTTAACAGAGAAGATGTTAGAAGAGCCAACAAAAGAAGAGGTAGTCAAAAGACCATCTAGCTTTAAGGCTTTAAAAAAAGAAAATAAAAAAGATATTATAAGTATCTTAAAAAGTAAAAAAATAATAAAATAAAAATTAAATTATGAGTTTTGATGTTTCGGCTTTGGCCGCATATACCGAACAAAATGCAATGGACTTAATCATTAAGTCTGTAGCTGGTGGTAGACTTTCAGAATACGCTAACATACAGGATGGCGTGAAAGGACCTACTACAATTAACATATTATCTAGTGATGTTGTTTTTCAAGCTGACGGATGTTCTAGAAGTGCAAGTGGTTCAACTACTTTGTCTCAAAGAACTATTACTCCTGGAGCTGTTGCAATTCATGAAGATTTATGTATGAGTGATCTAGCTGCTAAATATACAGCAGTTATGTTAAAAGCTGGTTTAACTGGTGAGAAAGAAGAAATTCCTTTTGAGGAGTTATACTTCGCTGAGAAAGTTGCTAAACTTCAGAAAGCTATTGAAGTAGCTGACTGGCAAGGTGACACAACTTCTGGAACTGCTAACCTATCTAAGTATGATGGATTAAATAAAATTATTGCTGCTGCAACTGCTGTTAACGGTAACCCAACAGCTATTGCTCAGGCTACTGGAATAACAACTACTAATGTTATTGGAATTCTTACTGGGATGGCTGAATTAATGCCTGAGGACATTATGGATGCAGACGATTTAAAATTGTTTGTAGGAATGGACACTTTTTTAAAGTACCAAAAAGCTATTGCTGATGGAAATTATTTCCATTATGTTGTAGATGGTGGCTTTACTTCTGAGCTTCCTTTAATAGGTTTCCCAAATGTTACTGTTTGTGCAACTCCTGGTCTTTCAGGTTTAGCTACTGGTAACTGTTACCTAATGAGAGCATCTAACATTTATGTAGGTGTTGACTTACCAGGTGAAGAGTCTAATGATGTTAGAAGTTGGTATGACGATAATGACAGAATTTATAAAGTTACTATGGCTTTTAGAAGAGGTGTGAATGTTGCATTTCCTGACCAAGTTGTAGAATTTTTATTAGCCTAAATTTAATGGGGGTTTAATTACCCCCTTTTTAATAACTGTTAGCTGAAACGCTAACTAACTGAAAATCAATTAATTATGTCATGTGTATTAAGTAACGGACAAGCTAGAGATTGCTCAGATAGCCTTGGCGGAATTGTAGAAGTATTAATCTCAGAAAGAGACAATATTACTGCGACTACTGTAGCTAACGGAGATATTTCTGCTATTACGCAATCAGGAGCGACTAATTTCTATAGATATGAGTTAAAGAAAGAGTCAGGTAGTTTAACATCTACAGCAACTGTAGATCAAGCTGCTGGGACTTCTTTTTATGACAATGTAGTAGCTTTCACTATTAACAAAATGAGTGCTGCTAAATCTAATGAAATTAAAATGCTTATGCTAGCTAGATTGTTCGTCATTGTAAAAGATAACAACGGTGTTTATTGGGCTTTAGGAAACGATAATTTTGCAGAGGGTTCGTCTTTAGTAGGACAAACTGGACAGGCTTATGGAGACCCTAACCAATACCAAATAGAAATTACTGACAAGAGTCAGTTCCCATGTTATGGGGTACAGTCATCTGTAGTGGCTGGTTTGACAATTAGTGCTTAATTGTTCTTTGTTGTATGAAAGGGGGGTGGGTTAAACTGTCCCCTTTTTTTTAGTAAATTTGAATTATGTTAAAAAAAGAATATATAGGAAAAATGGTTCACTTAAAACATTTTAGTGTTTTAGTAAGTGAAGAAAATATCCCAACTCTAAAGAAATTAAATGTTGATTGGGTTTTTGAAACAAAGAAAAAAAAGAAAAATGATAGTGATAAATAAGAACACTACAACTAATTTTGTAGCAACCTTATTTGAACTTAGTCAACTAACAAACCCAGATTATTTATTTGAGTTTGAGAGTGATCAGACTAAGACTAAATACTATACTATCATAGCAGACATAAGCACTAATAAAAGTAGGTATAATGAATTTAACTTTGTAGAGGGTACTGACAACCCAACTAGCGGAAGTCTAGACTTAGGGTCACCAGGCTTTTACAACTATAAAGTTTATGAACAAAACAGCACAACAAACCTAAACCCAACAGGACTAAACGAAGTAGAACAAGGGAAAATGAAATTAATAGACTCAACTTATCAACCATCATTTACTCAGCATTCAGTTTCACCAACTACAAATGTAGTATATAACCCAGCACAATGAGCGTAAAACTAATACCGTTAAATTTTGGAGGATATGAATTGCCTGAGTTTAAAGAGTCTAAGAAAGGTGACTGGTACGAATACGGAACAGACAGACCTTATAAAAACACTTATCCAGACTATTTAACTAAACTCTATAATGAGTCTAGTAAACATAATCAAATTATAAATTCTAAAGTTAAATTTATTGTTGGTCAAGGTTTTGTTGTAGATGAGAAACTAACGTTCACAGAAAAAGCCTATGTAGATGGGTTTATAAGAATGCCTAACGAGTCTGAAAACTTAGACGATTTAATAGGTAAATTAGCCAAAGACAAAAAGGTTTACGGTGGTTTTTGTTTACAGGTTAGAATGGCTAAAAATAATAAGATAGCTGCTGTTAATCATATAGACTTTGCGGATGTTAGAACAGGTGTTGACAATGATTTATTTTATTATACAGAAGATTGGTCCGCTAGAAACCCTAAAAACAATGAAGATTTTAAAGTGTTACAAGCGTTTCCTTATAATGAAGATGCTAGACCTGACGTTGATTATGTTATTTATTATAAAGAATATAGACCAGACTTAGGAGCTTACCCACTACCTGACTATGTTTCTGCTATACCTTATTTAGAGTCTGACGCTGAGATAGCTAATTTTACTCTACAAAATATTAAAAATAATCTTTCTGCTGGCTATGTTGTTTCGTTTAATAATGGTCAACCTAATGAGGAGGAAATGAGAGAAATAGAGCGTAGGTTTAAAGACTATGCTACAGGAGCTGACAATGCTGGAAAGCCTTTGTTATCTTTTACAGATCAATCCTCAGACCATCCACAAATTACTCCTATTCCAGTTAACGGACAGGATGAAAGGTTTATTAACCTAAACAACCAAATAAGAGAAGAAATATTTACAGCTCATGGAATAACAAGTCCTCAACTATTTGGTATTAAGGAAAATTCAGGATTAGGAAACAACGCAGATGAAATAGC